ACATAAAGATCCAAATAGAGCGCACCTTCGTAAGCATGTCAATACTGCACCGTTAGACTATAAACATAAACATCCTATTATAGATAAAATAAGCACAGGTAAAGCAAACAACATAACTATTGGCGGACCTATGCTTAATCAATTATTAAAATTATATAATATAAAATTTGTACCTAATAAAACTAAGGTAATAGGAAATTCTAAAGTTTCTATTACTATGAGAGTAAGTCCTACTGGAGTTCAACAAGGTATTTGTAGAAAAAGATAATTATGAGTTGTAATGCCAATACCGCAAATTGTGATCCTTTAAATATTTTTGCTGCTAATGCAATACCTGGTTGTGGGCAGATATTTAATCCTGTAAACTTTCAAGCTGAGCAATTAATATATAGCAATGCATATAGTGATTTAATTAATAGTTTAGGAGTACCTATTAATTATTATGTTAATACATTTAACTTCAATACAGCAGACTTTATATACGGTGAAGAACCAACAAGCAAATTCTTAGGCCCCTTTACTTTACAAATGTACGTGGAGCTTACTGAAGCATCGATTAACCTTTCAAAATTTGGATATGCCGCTGGTGATGATCTAGTTGGTTACCTTCACATTAATACCTTTACAAATACGTTATCTCCACAAGTTAATTACGCTTTGTATAATCAATCTATTGAACCTAAATCAGGTGATTTGATAGAGTTAACAGCTCTTGGATGTGATAGACCTAATGGAAGAGGATCTAAAATATTTGAGATTACTGAAAGAGTTGATCAAGATGTATCATCACTTAATCCTTTGCTTGGTCACTATGTTTATAGATTAAAAGCGAAACGATATGAATACTCATTCGAACCTGGATTAACCGGAGAACCTGTTAATGACCAAGTGTTTGATAATTCCTTCTCTGGTATTGTTTCTTCTAGTCTTATTGGTCAATTATCTTCTCAAGCTAAATTATACAACAAAGATATTGACGTTGTATCAAAGCAAACTGTATTAGATATGGATGTAAATAAGACAGATATATATGGAAGTTATTATTGATACCTTGATATATTAATGAACTATCATATAATCATTATATGGTATTCTTTAATAAGGAGCAACACTCCTACACTAATTCAGAGGGTGAAAAATATATCTCTGTAACGACTCTATTATCAGAATATAAAAATAAATTTGATACAGAAAAACATGCAGCAAGAGTAGCTCTAAAAGAAGGTGTAACAAAAGAGTTTGTTATACAACTATGGGAAGATATTACAAAAGCTGCTACAGATAAAGGAACAGAAATTCATAAAGCTCTAGAAGATTATATCACAAAAGTTGAAGCTAGTTGTGACAAGCATAGCGATCTGTGTCGAAGTTATGATGATATTGTATCTAATAATATTGATAGACATACTGAAGTACTTAGTGAGAAACTACTTTATAATGATGAATATAAAGTAGCAGGTACAGCTGACTTAATTTATGATCATGATAAGTATTTTACAATTGGAGATTTTAAAACTAATAAAAAGTTTAACTTTTCAAGTAAGTACAACGAATACTTTAATGAACCTTTAAGCCATCTTAATTATAGTGAGTTTAATAGTTATGCATTACAATTATCCCTTTATGCATTTATGTATGAAAAACTCTCAGGTAAGCAGTGCCGTAAGATTGTCATTTTTTACTTAGATAAAGATAAATTCATTCCTATTCATTGCAACTACTTAAAGAGTGATGTAATTAACTTATTAAAACATTATAAAAATAATTAAAAAAATTTAAAAAAAAATTCTGTTTTATATTATATATTTGTATAATATGAAAAGACCCGCTATACTCAAAAAGTTAAATCAGTATGTAGATAATATTTTTGAAAATCTTGATAATATCTCAACTTTACTTGAATTAGATTTAGAGGATGATGAACTAAGCCTCTTATCTGAACAATTTAAAAAAATTGTTGAAGAAGCAATTAGTGAGAATGAAGAATGTAACTACAACGATATAATTAATTATATTGAGAATAATTACTAATGAAAAAAATATTAATATTGGGTAAGGGGTATATTGGCAATATATTGTTTACTAGTTTATGCCAGAAGAATTCATCTGTACAAATTATTAGTAAGCAAGATATAGATTATACTAGTAATTATACACTCACAAAATTTTTATTATCGAATGATACATTTGATTATGTTATAAACTGCGCTGGTTATACCGGCATACCTAATATCGATCAAGCTGAGACAAATAAAGCAGAATGCTGGAAATATAATGTAACAGTACCATACAATATTAGCAAGATATGTGCTCAGCATAATATTGAATTCATTAATATATCTACCGGCTGCATTTATTCAGGATACAGTAAAGACTTTACTGAAGAAGATGTACCGAATTTCGGTATGTTTGATACTAGCTCTTTTTATAGCAAGAGTAAGCATGCGTATGAATTAGTCTTTGAGTATGGCATGAATCTTCGTATTAGAATGCCGTATTGCAATACAAAGTGTAGCAAAAACTTTTTGAGCAAAATTATAAGCTTTAATAATATTTGTAATTTAAAAAATTCTAAAACATATATTAACGATTTGGTAAAGTTTTTAGAATTTTTTACCGAAAGTTCTAAACTTAAAACTACTGATGTAGGTCTTTTAAATTTCGTTAACCCTGACGCATTATATATCGAAGATATAGTCAACATATTAACAGAGCGTAACCTTGATAATAAAAGCTGGGCATACACAGATATTAATAATTTAAAATTAGCCGCACCTCGCTCTAACTGTGTGTTGTCTACAAGCAAGTTAGATCTACTCTTTCCTGAATTTAAGCTGCAGAGTGAAAAAGACGCTATTATTGATGCAATTAGTAATTGGTAATTATAATGAACTTCGATATAATTACGGTATAACAACAATAACTAAAAACTAAATCAAATGCCCATTCTAACTAGTATTAACGCTCTCGAAGATATTCCAACCTTTAACATTGTTAAGGAAGAAGTCTTTGATTCGAGAGGTGATCGTATTCCATCAACCTTCTCTCTTATGCGAGAAGATTCTCGGAGCCATCTTGGAATCTGTAAAGCTGACTACCGACCTATTCAAATCGACGAAATGCTCGATGTAGTTAAGACTGCCTGTGATACTATTGGTGGTATTACTCACGATGGATATACTCTCCTTAAGGACGGTCAACGCGTAATGATTCGCTCTATCATGCCTGAAGTAGAGGGTCTTTCTAATGATAAAATGGTAGGCCATTTTTATACCATTATTGATAATACTGGTAAATCTGCTAATAAAACGATTCCTTCTTCATTGCGACTAGTATGCGATAATCAAATGAGTCTACTCTACGCTGAAGCTCGGCGTAATAATAGTGATAGTAAATCTCGCCGAGATACTAACGGTCAAAATATTAGGCATTCGTTTACGTTTGATCAGAAAGTTCATGCTTTCGCTAATAATATCGCTAATAATATGAATATGTTGGCTAATTTTGCTAGTACTGCTGAACGCCTTCGAAATGCTTCCTTCGATACTGATAAAATGCTGCAACTTACTCAGCGGCTAATTCCTTCTGAGAAGAATGAAACTCCTCAGCTTATTAGAAAGCGTGAAACTATTGTTGATCTCTTTACTAATGGTACAGGTAATGAAGGTAAGACTCGCTGGGATGCTCTGAATGCCTTCACAGAGTTTGAATCTAAGCAGAAATTTACTGCTGCTAAACTTTTGCGAAATCTTACATCTAACAATTTATCCAACCGAGCCTTGGCTATCCTAAATAGTAATTAAACAATGTATACTATAAGATACTTAACTGAAGAACCTGATAATAAGTGTCTTGTAGATATTGTTTACGCTACTGATAAAAATATTTTAAAAATATACGATATTTTTATTTACCCTATTATAAATAAAAAAGACAAGAATGGCATAATGACGGAAGTTGTCGGTAGTCTATTCAAATTTAGTGATGATCTTAAAATAGACTACGCAAATACATTAAGCCACCTATTGGTCGATGAGTTAACAAAAACACACCCTAAATAACAAAGAACATGATTGAAGGAAAAATCGGAGACAAGCGTTTCGAATATGAAAAAAGCAGTAAAAAGATTAACATTTATGTAGCAGGAGATATCGATCCTGTCTCATACATTCCTGTTGACGAAGACTTAACTGAAAAAGAGTTTCATTACGAGATTATGACTTGGTCCATACAAAAAGGCTGCTAATTCTAACGAGTTTAACATCAAATATCCATAAATAATATGACATGGATACTGAAAAATCGTTAGTTAAAGAGTTTATAAGCGGTGGTTGGATAGTACCTATGGTCGGTGCTTTAGCAATGCTAGCTCGTTTACTATCATCACCTAATCCTATACCTGTTGTAGAGCAAGTAAAGCGAATAGTTACTGCTGCTCTTGCTTCAGGTATAGCATGGTTTGTCTTAGAGCAAACGGATATCGGTAGTTTAACTAAAGCAATTACATATGGTATAATTGGTGTAGTTTCACCAGAAATTATAAACGGAATAGTTAAATTAGGTAAACGGTTTGAAAAAAATCCAACTGAGTTTATTGAAAAAAAATAAATATACCATTTTAATACAAGTGCATATCCGTGGCATAATATATAAAATAATTATTATTTTTTGCTGTATTAAAGCTAAGACACAGCAAAAAGCTAGACGTGAAGAAAAGTTACAATTAGAATTTAAAAGACAACAATTAGAACATAAACATACAATAGAGAGATTAACTGCAATTAAAAATCGTATAAAAAAGGAGCAACAAGCTCTGTAAACGAACTCTACTATAATAATATAAATGAAATGTAATGTGGAACAATCGACGATGTCGATTAAGTTTAACTATGACTCATTACTTTAGAGTCATTAACACAAATATATAACCTTATGCAACAAACAAAACTCCATTTAGGATGCGGTACCAAACACATTAATGATTACACAAACATTGATATTCGATATCAACCAGGCGTGGATGAAGTAAATAATGTAAAATATCTTAGAAACTATAGAGAAAATACTGTCGATACCATTTATGCGTGTCATGTGTTAGAGCATTTTGGTCGCTGGGAGTATAAAGTTGCTCTTCGTAGATGGTTTGAACTTTTAAAACCAGGTGGAGTTCTTCGCATTTCCGTACCAGATTTTGAAAAAATTGTTAGTGTGTATAATTCTACTGGCAGTCTATCAAATATTATGGGCTTTCTTTATGGAGGTCAAGATTATGCTGAGAATTGTCACTACAGCTGTTGGGATTTTAATAGCTTATCAGCTGATCTAAAGGAGTGTGGCTTTGCAAGTGTGGATAGATATGATTGGCGCACTGTAGAACACAGTCAAGTCGACGACTACAGTCAAGCTTATATCCCACACATGGATAAAGAAAATGGATTGCATATGTGTCTAAATGTTGAAGCTGTAAAATAATAAACGAACTCTAATATAATATATATATATATATGAACTGTGAATGTGGAAAGATTGTTGAATTCGGCCGAGTTAGTCTCGGACTTACTATCTGTAAATCATGCGCGAATCGTATTCCTAGTACTAATCGAGTACGTGGCCGCATGGTATATCTAGATAAATGTACTCCTGTTATCGAAGTTCACTCTCATACGAGTTGGAATGATAACAAAAAATACTTTACTCCTAATGGCGCTCGCTCTGCAGTAAAAAACTTCTCTAAAAACTCCTGCTCTTAATATATGAATAACGGTACTTGGTCTGGTGGTAAGGGTTCGATCCCTCGTAAGGTTAATAAAAAAGCATATGATGACGCATATGATAGGATCTTTAAAAAAGATATTCCGGTACCTGAAGAGGTTACTCCTACAGAAGATAAAAAAAAAGAACCAACTGAAAACGAGCTCGCATTCTTTTACGGGTGTGTAGTATCAGTTTCACTAAGTCTTTGTATATATGTTATAATTTATATTATTTATAAATTACTATCTTCTTAAACTTTTAATAACTCATGAGTATCGATCATTCTTTTTTACACACAAAATATCCTAATATCTTTACATCTAACTTAAACGATACTAATACCTGTTTTCCAACAGAGTGGCTGAATATTGTAGATCACATGTGTAGCTCTATTAATACATATCTTAATAAGACAAATATTTTAGTAGTTAAACCTCGTTTAAAATATCGCTACAAATTTTATATTAAATACTGGCCGAAGCTAAAAGCTGTTGTCTTTAAAATTCTCAATCCTGAGCGAAATTATTATATTAGACACAATAATAAATTGTGCATAACTCCTATCTTCGATAAGCATCGCATTACTAATACTATCTCTTTTAAACTTCTTAACCTGTTTAATAGACTAGCTTTCAAATTTTTTAATGGATACTCTTTTCATGAAGATTATACTAAGCGAGTTGAATTTAAGATAAAAGAAATTACTAGTTATGATGAAAATTTAGTAGTATACTATAATGGAGGTGATAACTTTATCCGTGGTATAATTAGTCTCGCACAGCATATGGTTAAATCTACGACTCTAGCTAAAGAAATTGAGAAGTCTTAACGAACTAAAATATAATTAGATTAATGAAATCTAAAAATTTAATTTGCTTACTGGGAGACGTACACGGTAGATTTACATTTCTTAAAGCAAAAATTATTAATGCTAATTTACGCGATTGCTATCTCATCTGCGTCGGTGATTTAGGCATTGGATTTGATGCGTTGGAGCCACAAAGTAAAAATATTAAAGATTTAAATAGTTTTTTTCAAAAACGAAATATATCCTTCTTATCTATTCGAGGCAACCACGACGATCCTAAACCTTTTAACGATAACTTCAAACTATCAAACTTTGAACTAATTCCTGATTATACGTTAAGAGTTATTAACGACGAACGATTCTTATTTGCAGGCGGTGCTCACTCTATCGATCGATATGAACGACAGACTGCGGGCGGAGGCTGGTGGTCAGATGAAGCATTCGTATTAAAACCAGAATTGATTCAAGATTGCGACGTACTCATTACTCATAGCGCTCCGTTGTGGCTGTTCCCGAACCCGTTACCACTTCACTTCATTCCTAAGCCAGATATTACTTTACGAGCAGATTGTGCGGATGAAAAAACCAATATCGACAAGCTACTTAGAGCATGCAACGCTTCTCATATTTATACTGGACATTTTCATGAGAGTATTGAGTTTTACTATAATGGCTACGGCGAGGCTCGTTGGTGCCGTGGCAGAATCCTCGCAGAGCTGGAATTGAAAGAGCATCAAAAAGAATCTCTATCGTAATGAACTCCGATATAATTAAGGAAGTAATTAACCTAATATATCAAAATGAATCTCTTAAATCATTCTTCTAACTTTACAAAAGTTTCTGACGTTACTATTCCTAGTATCTTCTACAACCGTATTAAGACTGGAATCGCAGAGATGGATGAGATGTACGGTGAAGGTATTCTGCCTGGGAGTGCTACTACTCTGACTGCTCAAGCTGGTTGCGGCAAGACCTCATACCTTCTGCAGTTGATGGAAGCTCTCTCGAACAACGGCTACAATACTGGATACGCTTCTGGCGAAGAGAATCAATATCAGATCGCTTTTACGTGTAAACGTTTGAACGTTCAAAATATTCAAATCGCTAATATTCAAGATATCGACGAGCTGGTTGAGGCGACTAAGATCTTTGATGTATTGGTTATCGATTCCTTTCAAGCACTGACTACTAAGAATAAGCTCAATCAAGCTGAGCTCGAGCGTTACGCTGTAAGCGCTTTGATTAAAGCTGCAAAAGAGAATGAGTGTGCGTTGTTCTTTATTATGCACCTTACTAAAGATGGTAAGCTGAAAGGATCCTCTTTGGTACCTCACTCAGTCGATGTCAATATTCAAATTATGCCTGATACTGATGGTGATAGCAGTGGTCGAATCTTCTCAGTGTATAAGAACCGGTTCGGTCCTACGAACGAGTATGCTGCCACTCTCGGTTACAATGGTTTTCAATTCAACGGTAAGCGTGAAGGTGAGATGGGTAAATCCAAAAAAACTCGTAAACAAGATATTGAGAAAGAAATTCTTGAGCTTGATCCTCCTCTTATCACTAAAAGTCTCATTATTGAGAAATTTAGTCTCACTCCTTCTCAAGCCTATCTTACTCTCAAAGAGCTTGTTGATGCAAATAAACTTGTCAAAATTGGTCGCGGTGAGAGTAGCGTCTGGAAAAAAACTATCTAAACTATGAAAAAACGAATTAGCCTTTGCTTAGCTACTCTGCTTGCGTCATGTCAGAGTACGCAGCATAGTAAAGCTCCAGTACCGTTGCCTATTATTAAGCCACCGTCGACTGCAGTAGCTCCTACTAGATATAAGAAGATCACTTGTCGAGTAACTTATTATACCCCTGATAAGAGATGGGGTAAACAAGTGGCTAGTCCTGGTGTTAAAGAAGCTGTTCAAGGCGTGACTGTAGCCGCTCATCCTGACTTTAAATTTGGTACAAAA